CAAACAGCTAGCAGTTAGTCAATAGTGCAAGTGAAGAAAGTTCAAATTATTTTGGGAGACCACATGCTCACAATGATTCTGCTGGTATTTAGCTTTGTTTGCTTGCTGTTAGCCGCTTGCAATGTAGCTCCGCCGCGAGTGAATCTAGGTTGGTTGGGTATGGCGTTCTATGTGGCTTCCATCCTTGTCGGCAGGGTCTAAGTGCTTTACTTGGTCCTGTTCGCAGGCTTCAGCATCATCTGGTTCGAAATCGACCAATTACACAAGGAGATCAAGATGACCGCAACACGTGCAGACCTCGATGCAGCAATCGACGCAGAGACAACCGCAGTCGCAAACGCAATTGCTGACCTGCAGGCAAAGATTGCAGCGGGACAAGTAACCACCCCAGAAGACTTCCCTGCGGAAGTAGCCAAGCTGCAGGCAATCACTACCTCCGCGACCCAGAACGATCCCGGACCTGAACCCACGGATACGCAGACCACCTAATGCCTGCAGGAAGGCCAAGCTCCTATTGCTCCGAGTATGACCAGCAAGCCTATAAGCTCTGCCTCTTGGGCGCAGTTGATGCGGAACTAGCTGACTTCTTTGAAGTTAGCGAGACGACCATCAATAACTGGAAGATTGAGCACCCGGAATTTCTTGAGTCCATAAAAAGAGGCAAGGCTACAGCAGACGCAGAGGTAGCGAATTCCCTCTACGAACGGGCTAAAGGAGCACGCTGGATTGAGCAGCAGGCATTCAAGGTAAAGCATGTCAAGTATCAAGACGGTAAGCGACTATCCGAGGACGAAGAGGTTGTGACTGTCCCGGTTGAATGCGCTTCGCCTCCAGATACAACAGCCTGCATCTTCTGGTTGAAGAATCGCAAGTCTGGCGGATGGCGAGACAAGCAAGAGGTTACCGGGGAGAACGGTGGCCCCATCCAATTTGTAGTAACTCGGGCTGGGAGGCCCTAACTGACATGAGCGATGTGGACTACAGCACCGAGAGCAATGTGGCAGCCCAGAACCAGCATGATGGCGTAAAGATCAAAGAGTCCGCCATCGAGCGCGACATCAACCCTGACGGCGTTGGATCGAAGGGCGAGCACCTTCCGCCCTACCACAACCCAGAGACCTACCAGCTCGCCAAGGACCGCGCTGAGGAGCAGAAGGGCCAGAACAAGCCTTACGAGTTCAAGGCCAACGGCTATACCGTGACTGAGCGCGATGCCCGCGAAGGCGAGATTCCCAACCCCATCGACCCGGCAGTCATTGAGGCATTGGGCGACCAGTACAAGCCGAAGATGTATGACGTGACCGCTGGCGACTTCCTGATGACGTTCAACACGGCACGCGCTGCGGAGAATTATGCCCTGACCCACGCAGAGGCGCACAAGGACCTCCCGGCGACTGTTTCAAAGGCCTGATTGCCGCACATCCACTTATTCCCTAAGGTTGGGGAGTTGCTTGACACCATCGAGCACTCTCCAGCCCGCGTTTTAGGTGTAGGCGGAGGCCGAGGCGCTGGCAAGAGCAAAGGCCTGGACGACATTGCGCTGACGCTGGGCATGGAAACACCTAAAACTCTGATGGCTGTGGTGATGCGGAACTACGATCAGGTCCGCAGGTATCACATCGAGCCCATCATTCGCTCTTACCCTGAAATTGAGGGCTGGATGCACTATTCGGGATCGAAGCTGATGATCCCCAACGGCTCGCAGATTGACTTCACTTATGCCGAGTCTTTGGCAGATGTGGAAAGACGTTTCAGATCGGCGAATTACAAGTACATCTTCTGCGATCAGGCGGAGCAGTTTACCGGCACTGAGTTGCGCGAGATGATGCTTGCCAATCGCGGCGCGGAAGGCGCAAAGACAATTCTCTCATTCAATATGGGCGGGATTGGCATTCAGGATTTACGAAACTGGTTTTACGCCAAGAAATTCAACGAGCGCGACGATCCCAACAACTACCAGTTTATCCACGTTTACCCGTGGGATAACCTCACTTGGGCTTTACCTGCGCTGAAGCAGGACGGCCTGACCGAAGAAGATTACTTTGCGTGGGATCACGACCAGCGGTTTGAGTACTTCATTCGCCGGACGGATTACGGCAAGCAGCTCAACGCTCTGGATGATGCCGTAAGAGCTAGAGACCTTCTAGGGTCTTGGGAATCTTTGGAAGGCGCTTACTTTGGCCGGGTCTTTGATTACGACAAGACTATGATCTCTCAGGAGACGGCAGAAAGACTTATCAGGCCGTGGGATCATCGCTGGCTATCAACCGATTGGGGCAAAAGTCATTACTGCTCGACTCACTGGCACGCGAAGACGACTCTTACTCCGCAAGAGGCCAGAAGAGAGCTTGGCTGGGAAGTCTCTAAGCCGATTCAAGTGGTCGTAACTTACAGGCGTCTGATTGTGAACGAAATGACCTCTTCTGAGGTTGGCAGGGCAATCGTAGACGCAACCCCAAGGGCAGAGCGCGAACAACTCAGAAGCTACTTCCTCAGCCCGGATGCTTTTGGGTCCAGAGATTCAGATAACACGATTGCGGATTACCTAGGCAAGGAATTCAAGCCTTATGGCTTACCGCAGCCGGAAGTAGCTGATAACCAAAGAATCCCCGGCTGGCAGTTGATGTATGCGCTGCTGAACGCCACGAGACTTTACGGGACCAAGCCAGAGCTGAGGAAAGAGCAGCCCACCGGCGATACTTGCTGGCTTATCTCTTCGGAATGCCCTGAAGCGTTAGAGACCATTCCAATCCTGATGCGCAATTCAAAGGATTTGGACGATGTGGTGAAGACGGATAAGGGGCAGGCAGTGATGGCAATGGACGTTGCCGACGACCTCAGGTATGGGCTGCAGTCGATGTTGGGATCGGGGGTCAAGCCTGAGAAGGTCAAGCACGCGGAAAAGCTCATGAGTATGCATTCCCACACTGGCTATTCGCAGGAACTGACGTTTGCGGAGATTGCCTTCAGAAACAGTCAGAATCAGCCGGAGTTTTCGGTATCAGGGAGGCGCAGACGATGACCGTGTTTTACCTGTCGATGGTGGGCATGTTTGCGCTGGCGTTTGGTGTTGGGTACATGACCTGCGAATTGATTCATGCGATGCGCAAGCCTGAACCTATCCCGCAAGCCCCAGAAACGCCCGTAGCGCCTTCGGAGCCGATTCCTGAGCCTACGACCTTCGCTGTGGCTGGCAAGCCCAAGAAGCCGCCATTCCGTGAGCGCAAGAAGGATTTGAGGGCAGCCGCAAGAACTGAACGCAAGAAGCGTGAGGAGTGGAAATGAACAACCTGAAGCCCATCATGAAAGAAAAAGTCTATGACGGCGATGAGAAGCCCGGCCTGCTAAAGAAGAAGCCGAAGTATGGGCAGGTTAAAGCCAACCCCACGGCTGCACCGGCCAACCTGTATGCGAGGCTGACGGGTAAGTGAATAGGCGCGGATTCCTAAAAGCTCTAGGTCTCTCTGTCCCCGCCGCGATTGTGGCGCAAAAATCGCGGTTCAGTCCCGCTGTTGAAGGACAGACCTGCCCTAAGTTTCGAGCCAATCGCGTTGATCGGATTGATCTCACTAAGTGGTCTCCAGTAGGCGTCCCCGAACTGACCCTCGTAGACAGCCGATTGCTCGAAAGGCTGTCTGGCCCGGCAATCGCATCGAGGCCAATGCGCATCCCATTCTCACTGCGAAAGCCTGCCGCGTGATTGCTGAACGGCCTCACATTGATGTCAATGAAAACCTGCTGAAGCCAGCAGACCCCGCGCCTGAATCTACAGGCTTGGATGAGGAGCTGGCGAAGGAAGTCATTGCCAAGATCAAGCAGTACAACCAGCAGGGCAAAGCCAACCGCATGGCTGAAGTCCAGAACGCTCGGGACCAAAGACTGTACTTCCGCGACATTCAGAATTTCTACTGGTCCGAAGACCGGCAGGACGTAGTCTTTGAAACCGATGATGACGAAGCCTACGACCGCATCTTCAACATATTTCAGGGCTACGGCAAGATATTCATTTCCACGTTCTTAGGGGCAAAGCCTAAAGTCAGGGCGGAAGCCGATAATCCCTTTGACGAGTCGAGCATTCGAAACACTTCGAAGGCGAATACCTTTGAGCGCGTCTATCGGAAGTTCAACGACATTTCGGATGAGCAGCTAAGAGTCTCCTCCCTGATGTTCACGGACGGGCGGATTATTTCAAGGACTGAGCCTGCCCCGGATGGAATACCGAGAACTGAACTGTTCGGAACGTTAGAGACGAGAGTTTCCATCAGCGCGGACACGATTCAAGATTGTCTTCTGATCGAGATTGACCAGGACTTACCCACGGCGAAGCTGAAGTCTCAGTACCCCGACCAGAAGAAAAAGATCAACTCCGGCAATGGAGACTCCTACGAAAGAAACGCCCGCATTGCTGTGCGGAGAATGGCCGGGTCGGATACTGCCATCGACGTTCAGACCGGCACAGACTCCTTTGGGCTGTCTACGAAGACTTGGAGCTATCTCAGGCCGGAGTTTTATCAGGAGTTCAACGAGGAAACGTCTTCGCAGCTTGAAGAGCAGTTTCCTGCAGGTCTTTGCATCGTCCGCAATGGCGATGTCTTCCTTGAGGGCTATGAGTACGACTGCGACAAACATCTAGACGTTCTTCATGCCATGCCGGGAGATGGACAAAGCAGGCCGTCAATCGGTCGCACTCTGATGACCATTCAGGACTCGACGAATACTTCGATGAACCTGATTGAAGAGACCTTCGACCACGGCATCCCGACGACTTACTGGGATGAGAAAACCAACATTGACGGGCTGAATAAACAGCGCGAAATGCCTGGTGCAAGTCGGAAGATGTCCAAGCCTAAAGGTGAAAAGGCCGAGGATCAGTTCTTCGAGACCACTGCCGTTCAGCCTTCCGCGCAGTTGATGGGTTATGCGGAGAACCTGAGAGGCCCGATAGCTCAGTTCGCTGCAGGAACGCAGCCCGCCGCCTTCGGTGCGGAGATGCCCGATCAAAAGACGGCTTCTGGGTATGCGCAGGCTAGAAATATGGCGTTGGGGCAGATGGCGATTGTCTGGAAGCCCTATACGTCTTGGAATACCCGAGTGATGACCAAGGCGGTCAAGCTCGCGGCAGATGGCCAGAACGAAATTGGGACGAATCTTCCCCCGGCTAGACCTGGAGCCAAGCCTGAAGCGGTCAAGATTCTACCCGGTGAACTGATCGGGATGTCGTTCACCAACGACTCGGACGAAAACTTTCCTGAGACTTGGACGGAAAAGTCCAATAAGTTCATGCAGTTGCTTCAGATGGGCGGCGAGCTTGCGGACGAGATGCTGGAAAAGTCCCCGTCTAACTGGTATTTCGCCAAGCAGATGATTGGGCTTCAGGAATTGACTCTTCCGCAAGAGACTCTGTGGGAGATGGTGCTTTCGGATATTGCGGATATGGAACATGAACCTGCGACTCCCGATCCTAGCCAGATGCCGCAGCAGATGATGCCGGGAATTGGGCAGGCACCTGTCCAGCCGCCCTTGGTGAGTCCTATCCCGATTGATATGGACTATCTCGATGGCGACGACTTCGAAACCTGCTATCAGGCCGTAAAAGAGTGGATCAACTCCGCAAAGGGCAGGGAAGTCAAAGCCTCGAATCCAGTCTGGTATCAGAATGTCAGACTTTACGGACAGCAGTACAAACAGCAGATGGATCAGGTAAAGCAGCAGAACCAGCCTGCGCCCCCTGATTTGCCGAAGGTAGCGATTCCTTATGACTCGCTTCCGTTGACCGGCAAGATTCAAGCTGCTGCGAAGGCCGGAATTCAGTTGACTCCGCAGGATGTTGCATCAGTACCACCGCCCGATCCCGGAGCTATTCAATGAATGAGATTCCTCGCGCCCGAATTTGGGTCTATAGCTCCGATTACCAGCGATGGGTGCCCACGGCAGTCGTGTGGATTTCAGGGTTCATGCTCGATTGCCGCGCTATTTGGCAGAAACAAGGATTCTGTACCGCGCTTGAGCGCATAGAAGGAGATGCATGTCTGAATTAGATGGCGCAGTTCTTGAGACGCCCGAAGTTGAAGCACCCGCAGAGTCCACTGACATTACCGAGGTCGAGGAGACTCCAGACGTTGAGGCCGAGCCTGAAGCGGACAGTGAACCTGCGGAGGGTGAAGAACCTGAAGTAGAGGGCGAAGAGGCAGAGCCTGTAGCTGCTGACGGCAGGAGAATGCCGGACAGCCTCAAGAAAGGGCTCGCTGCGCTCAAAGCTGTAGCTCCTGAAGCTGCAAAAGAACTCAGGGGCATCTACTTTGCGAATCAGGAGTACCGCAACGCCTTTCCAACGGTAGCGGACGCTACCCAGGCCAAGACACTGATTGAAGAGATTGGCGGGCCCGAAGGTGTCCAGCAGATCGCACAGGAGCGCGAGGAATGGGGCACGCTGGATAAGCAGTATGCCGAAGGGTCAGGGGACTTTGTAAAGTCCATCGCAGAATCGAACCCTGACGCCTTTGTGAAGATCGCCCCACACGCAATCAACGAATGGGCTTCAAGAGCACCGGAACAGTACCAGTATTTCGCGCAGTCGCTGACAGTCAACATGCTCAAGAACGCGGGCATCCCTGACCAACTGGCGAGTGCTTACAACGCAGCCTCGGATAATCCTCAGCTTCAAGCGCAGATTGCAGGCGTCTACAACGCGATTGTGGACATGCATGAGAAGTCTCAGCAGTTTGCTACGAAACAGCAGTCCGTGGACCCTGAAAGGCAGAAGCTAACCCAGGAAAAGCAGCAGTTCGAAATGCAGCGAAGGGCGACGTTCGAAGAGGGCGTGGCGAAGCAGGCCGAATCCTACCTGACGGACAAGATGAAGCCTGAGGTAGACCGAATCCTGGCGGGCAGGAAGATCGACGCTGAAGCCGAACAGACCATTCAAGCCTTGGTCACGCAAGAGGTTCAGAAGCGACTTGGAGAGATTCCGGGGTTCGCGGATAAGCTCGAAGCCTTCTATAGAACCGGAGACTCGCAAAAGTCCATTGATTACATCAAGGCGCAGTACAACCGGATTCTGCCTGAAGCAACCAAGAAAGTCGTGGCCCCGCTGTATAGGAACATTCAGGCCACGCCAGCACCGAAACCAAAGGCCGCAGTCTCTAGTGCGCAGCCGTCCCGCTCTGAAGTGACGCTGAAGGATATGCCGAGCTGGGATCAGGTTGACATGCAGAAGACCCAACAGGAATTCGGCATGGACCCGACCGCCGCACTGATTATGGGGAAGGCAATCCTCAAGAGTGGCAAGCGTGCGAGTGGCTGGGCATAATTTTGCGGCAGAGTCGTCCTGCACGACGCAACGCCTAGACGCTAAAAGCACCGCATTCGTGCGGAGATCGGGGACTGGCGTCCCCCAGGTTCCTGCAGGATGGGACCTTAGCTTAGTAGGGCGCACCGCAATTCAAGTTTCGCTCCGCAGGGACAGGCGACCCTCATAAACCTAGAGCACGTAATACCGCAGTAAAAATCTCACAATTCGCTGCAAGGTCGTACATCAGCACTACCCAGGCTGCGCTTCGGCGGAAGGGGTGACCACGCAAGCACTCAGGTGTTTGACATGGCTAATACTGCTGCCGTACTAGGCCTGCAGAAAGAGAAGGTTCTATCGAACCTCCCTAAGTTGTTCCTCTCGGGTGAAGACAAGGTCATTACCCAGATCATGAGGAACGGTGGGCTTGGCTCCGTCCCGGTGTCCAAGCGTTCTCTCCGCATCCCGCTCCAGATTCAGTCTGGCGGACTTGGCCGTCTGGTCAACTTCGATGGTGGTGCGCTCGGTCGCGGTTCCTCGATCAACACTGTCCCTGGATTCGTTTCGACCAAGGGCTTTGTCTGGGCGCTGGAATCCACCACTGAAGCCTATTGGGGCACAGACACTCAGGAGAAGGCAATCACCTCTCTGAATGCTCTGGAGCAGGCGCAACAGCTTGAGAACTTCAAGCAGTTTCTCGATGCGCTGTTCTTCTCCGCCAACGGCGTGTTTGGTGTCATTACCGCGATCTCCGGACAGGTTATCACCGTAGCCAATGCCAACAACTTCTACAACGGCCAGAATGTGCTGTTCTACCCTTCGCTGGGTGGTACGGTGCGTTCCGCCACGCCTTCGACTGTGCAGACGGTGGACGCCAACAACAAGCAGATCACGACTGTTGCGGCTTTGCCTGCGGGCACCGCAGTGGGTGATTTGGTCATGGTGGAAGGCTCCCCTGGTACTGCAGGGTCGTCTCTGTCCTCGATTTACGACTACCACGTCTCCGCGAATACGGGCACGATTCTCACGCTGAATCGCGCAACGTATCCGGGCCAGCTCAACGCTGTGGGCTATGCGGCAGGTTCCACTGCCCTGACCCCTGCAATGGTGCGTCTGGTGCTGCAGTTGGCGATCCGCAACATTGGAACGTCCAACACGTCTCTGCTGAATTCCCTGAAGTTCATTGTGGGTGTTGAGCAGGCGGCAGCCTGGGAGAATGCTGGCACGGCAATCTCGCAAATCTTCCGCAATATCCCCCTCGGCAAGACTGCCTTTGATCCTCTCAATGGCACGACACCTGACACGATGGCCGGTCGTGAGCTGATCACTCAGCTTCACGGCGACCCAACCCGCGTGGATTCCATGCTGATGAAGAACTGGGGCATGGCCGTCACGAAGGAGATTGGGCCGTACAAGATTCCGGGCGGCGGCGATCAGACCGTCTTCCCGGTCACTTCGGTTACGGACGGGTCTGTGGTGGCTTCGAATCTGAAGTACATCGCATTCGAGGGGGATGTGTTCTGCATCAACCCGCGACAGGAAGCCTTCATCAGCGGCCTGACTCTGCCTACGGGCCTCTAACCCTATCGGGGAGGGACAGAATAGCGTCCCTCCTCACCTTTTGGAGTTTCAATGCTGCGAGATGGCAAGTCCACGCCGGATTATGTGAATTCCATGCTGTCTGTGTTCGGAAATAATCCGCACGGAGAGCCAAACTTCCGTTTGATCTGGTCAGAGCGGAAGATGATTCACTTCGGCGGGGAGATGTGCCCCGAATACACCTACATCAACCCTCCCGCGTGGGTTTTGGAGGCTTGGCTACCACCAGAGAAGGACTGCGGCTCACCTGAGAAGTGGGAAGCCACCACATTTGGCCTCTTAGGGCCTTATCCCTCGCAAGGTGTGTACAACTTCGTCAAAGAATTCCCGCAGGGCTGGTATCCGACCGAGGAACTGGTTCGAATTCTCTGCGTTGGGCTGGTCCAGTCCAGAGATATTCCGATGTCAGAGCGCGTGAAAGCGATCCGCGCCAACAAGGAAGCAGAAGCGGCGGCGGCAAGGCAGAAAGTTGCGGATGAGATTGTCGAGCTTCAGGATTCGGCCTCAAGAGGGCTGATTACTCAGCCAGTTTCAGGCCAGAAGAACAATTTCAGAACCACGGACGATTACCAGCGCGACTTAGAGCGTGGCGTGATCGTGGAAGACCTGCCACGCAAGGGCGGGAAGATTTACTAGGAGAAACCATGTCAAACGGAATCATTGCACGCGAAGGTGCTCCGACCATTGAACACATCGACCCCCGATTGCTCGCGGGCGACCCGATTTACCTGTTCAACATCTACTCGATTTCGGACACCATCAACCTCGGCACCAATGGGATGTACTACATGCCGCCCTGCCCTGAAAATAAGGAGTGGATTCGGGCAAACACGGTAATTCCCGCGACCGTAGAAGGCATTTACCCACACTTCACCGACAAGGAAGAGTACCGCGCCCGTCCAACGCCGGGTGATGACATTGCCAAGTTCTTCCTTGGCATTGGGCCGGGAGATGGGCCGAATGAGGACCGCAGGAAGTTCGGCTGGTTCACGTCGACCAACTCCGCCCCGACGAAGGGGGAACTGGCAGAGGCTAAGAAGCATCTGGTCGCTTATCTGACCGCCAAAGTCCGCAGAGGTGACGAACTGGCCGCTTCTGCTGACCCCAACGACCGCAAGAGCGTGGATGACAGCTTTTACAGAGCTGCGAATTACCTGAATGTGAAACGTCCGTGGATGAACGAGCCGACTGAGATGACTCTGTGCCCGTTCTGCTCCATCGCTGTCAGGCCTTCGGCGTCGAAGTGCTCTGGCTGCGGTGAAATCATCAATGCCTCTCTGTATGAGGCCCAGAAGAAGCAGATTGGGACAGTCTAGTGCCTCTGGTCGATGACGACTTCACAGCGCAAATCTTCTGGAGCACGACCGATGTTCTCAACTTCGCTCGTGTTCTGGTAAATGATGCGCAAGGAAGTCTGGCAGGGCAGGATTTATCCGATTCTCGTCCGTATACCTGGACGCTTCTGAACCTGTGCTATGCCAAATTGCAGAACTGGCTGGAAGACTCCAACGTCGAGTCTGTCACCTATGCGGAGTGGAGGCTTGGGCCCTTGCCTTCCTCCGCAAACGCCGGTTCTGACCCGTCGATGATCTGCAGGTTGGGATACAACGGCTTCTATGACGGCGACGGGTTTTTATATGAAACCCCAAAACTTCCTCCTGACCTCCTCCAGCCCTTGCAACTGTGGGAGAGGCAGGGCGGCTCTGTGCAGTCCTATACGGACATGCAGGAGAAGCAGGGCGGCTTCGGGCCTTGGGCCGGGTCCGGGCCGTACCGCTTCTGGGAGTTCAGAGAAAACGCGATTTACATGCCTGCCTCAACCTACAGCAATGAGCTGAGGATCAGAGGGATTCCGGCACTGCCTTTATTGGGGCCGAACGATGAGACGCAGCCTCCGCAAAGAATCCCTCTGGCTCGCGCTGGGGAGGCTTTGGCCTACATGGTCGCGGCGGAGTTTGCCGAGATCAGGAATTCAGCCAATGCGCCTATTTTGCGTGCGAAGGCGAACGAGCAG